ATTTAGATTTTATAATCTTGAATTGTTTTTGAATCTATTTTTTCCCATGGATAAACAATCCAAGCATCTGAAAAGAATTTATTTGTTGCAAAGTCTGGAGTAAAAGAAGATGTGTAAGGTTTAAAATGTAAGCAGGCAAATATTGAATTTGGATATGTAAGGGAAAATTCATGGAATGTTTCCCCACTATCACAAATATCATCTACTACTAAAACATGAGGTAAAGTTGGATCTTTTGTCATTGGAATACCTAACTTATGTGAAAGTAAAACCGCTGGAATAAGTCCTCCACGTTGTAATCCAAATATATAATCAATTTGTTTTTCTGAGTTAGCTATTTGTTTGGCTAAAAGATCAACTAGCTCTTCTATTTCTTCCCAGGTAATATGAAGTTTTTCCATTACATTTATTTATTATGTTTTTTACTATTGTTTACTCGTTTAGTCCATTTTAAATTTTCTGATGTGGTTGCTTCATATGGGGAAAGTCCTTCTTTAAAACATTGTGATCTAGGTTTAACATGGTCTAATGTAGGGTAGTTTTTGTCACTGTAATGGAATTTTAAATTATCTTTTATATATTCTCCATCTATGTAATCATATCCATCCCAAATTTCAAGCATTTGCTTTCGAATTTTTTGTGTTAAATAATCACATCGTTTCCAATATTGTTTCCAGCTATAATTTTCTATAATATTACCATTTTTCTTTCGAGTTTCCAAACCTTTTTTCCAAGATTCTTCACTCCAACTTTTTCTCATATGGGAGGCTCGCTCTGCTAAACCAAGATCTTTTGAATGATTAACATACCATTCTCCTTTACATAAATTAGAACAAAATTTATTTTCTAGACTTTTATGGTAATAATATAGGGTTTTACAATTTAAACATTCTTTATATGTTCTTTCTTTTGCTCGTTCATTTACTCTACATTCTTTTGAACAGTATGTTTTATGTTTTTCAGCCCCATTTCTTGGTTTAGATATTATGTAATTTCTAGTAAAGTCATTTTTACAATAACCACAAGTATAAGTATGTTTAGCCATATGTTGTTTTATTATACATATTGCAAAATCAAACTCCTTATACGAGATTGTAATCAGACCATGCGTCTTGTGTCGAAAGCAATGATGTGGTCACGTCCTGTCATATTATATCCTTTTTCAGCACACATTTCAAATACAAGTGGATACATTTTAATTAACTCCTCTCTTGTGTCTCCTGCTGGCATAATATAGGTTTTATCTTTTGGGATTTTATGTGATGCCCTAAATATTTCAATTTCATTTAAATTTTCTTTGGTACCATCCCATACTGGTTTGTAATGATAATCTGAATGGTATTTTAATGTTTGCTCTATAGCATTATGTTTTAATCTAAATTTATTATGTTGATCAATCATTTTTTGGTCTACAACAGCCCCAGCAGGCGTAAGTTTGCCCACAACAGGAATGCTATTACTAAATTTAGGAGATAATGAAATAAGGTTAATAGGGTAATCGGTTTCGAGAAAATGTGAACCTTCCGTTTCAATAGTGATAAAAATTTTTCTTTCATTTGCAAAATGTGTCAATTCGTTTACAAGTTTGGGCCACATTGTAGGACTTCCGCCGGTAAGCATCATCTCCTTAATATGGGGGTTTTCATCGTATATTTTAATAATATCGTTAAAGCTAAATTGAGCTTTCTCTGGGTGAATGGAAGTGTAGAAAGAATCGCACCATCCCCCTTCACCAAAATAACAACGGTGAGTACAGCCTGTTGTACGAACTGCTATAGTAGGTCGACCAAATCTACTCCCTTCAGATTGTACGCAACGGTAAAGTTCAATAATTGCTTGTGTTTTTGCCTTTTCGGCTTCGGTCATTCTTGGAATTTGTCCCATCTTAATGTAACGTGTTGATTTAATAATTTATTTTCTTCTTTTAAAAATGCTTCTATAATGTACGTTCTTTCCTTTAAACTTCCAAATTCAGGTTCACATTTTTCTATAACCTGGAATTCAAATTGTAGGGAAGAGAGATAAGATTTTTGTAGGTATGGATTTGAATGTTTACCAGATTTAAGTTTAGTAAAATGATCAACTTTTCTTTCATTTAACCATCCTTTTCCAATATAATATTCTCCAGTCTCTAAATTAACCATTTTGTAAATACCATAACCTCCTTTTTTTAAATACAACTTTGTAAATTTATCTCCGTAATTAGATTTATTGTATGTATTTTTGCAAGATTTGCAGTAATTTTCATATCCATCTTTTTTGGTACGATTTTTAGCAAATTTATCGTATTCTAGGGTTTCTTTACATTTGTTACAAGTTTTCATATGATGCATATTTGTTTATTATACATATGCATCTTTTCTGTCTTTTACCCTAATTTTGATTCCATAAATCTTTTACTTGTGATTCAGATAAAACTCCAGATTGTTTTTGAGCAACTTGCCCGTCTTTTAAAAATACAAGCGTAGGAACACTTTTTATACCATAAGCTGCGGTCATACTAGGATTTGCATCTACATCAATAAATGCAACGGGGATTGTTTGTCCTACACGTTCCATAATCGGTTTAAAATTTTTACATGGTTGGCACCATGCTGCGCTAAAATAAAGTATTTCTTTCATTTTGTTATTGTATATGTAAATTTAATATCACCAAAAGTGGTGGTTGTTGTATAATAATTATTCCCCATAGCTTGCTGAGTTTCGTTCGTTTTCATATACTTCTACTTTTGCTACTTGTACTCGACCATTAGTTTCTTCTACTAAAAATGTATTTAATTTTGAATATAAATACTTTGCAAATTGTTCGGCTCCAGTAGCAGGTATAATTCGTAATTGAATAAGACCATTACTATGCATTTCTTTAAATTGTTCCAAATATGGATCATCTTCTGCTATAATTGTAGTATGATCAAACATGTGATCCATCCATGCTTTAGGATTCATACCACCAATAGTTCCTTTAGCACGTTTCATACCTCCAAAGTCCCATACCCAATTACGCTCGTCTAATTCACCTTTGAACCATACTCTAAATGACACTGCATATCCATGTAAAAATTTACAATGAGTGTCTTCTGCTCTCCATTGACGGAAACATGTTGAATATCCGTCAAATAATTTTGTTGAGTTAAATTTTGCCATTTTTCTTTGATTTTTTAGATTGTTTTGGTTTTACATCATTATCTAATTCAATAGTGATATATTCAGGAGTAAACTGATCTAATCCTATGCCAGTACAAACTTTAATTGTTTTTTTCTTTGCCATAACTTTTAATATAATTATTTTTCATAATTTTCAAGTACTTCTATTACTTTATTTACTACATATTCCCAACTTACAGGACCTTTTTTATCAGCATATCTTATAGGATCTTTGCGTCCTAACTTAATAAATGCTTCTACACGTTCAACTGAACTTGCTGATTTATAATCTGAATACCAATTATCTCCTGATGAGGATATTATATGGATTGGTTTGTAAGATGTATTTGTTCTTGAATATACTTCATCAAATTCTAAACCTAGTTCTTCACATAACATTTCTCCATCTTGTAAAATAGTAAATTTATTTCCTTCAAGATAAGGTGTAAAATAACCTACTTTTTCAGATCCCCAATTACCTACTCTAAATGCATGGTCATCTGCGTCTCTAAATTCTTGTCTACAATCAGGATAAATTGCATGATCACCTGCATGTATTCCCATTGCAATATCGCATTGTTCACCTGTTTTATCTGCAATTGAAAGTGCAACTGCTTGTACAATAGAGGCAAATATTTTGTTTCGGTTTGGGACAACTGTTGCTTTCATGTTTTCTTCAGCATAGTGTCCTTCAGGTACTTCATCTCCACCTGTTACAAGTGCAGAGTTAAGTAAATCTGTTAAACCGTCTAATTTGATTTGGCGATAGTTGATAGGATTAAAGTTTTTTCCTATTACTGTAATTGTGCCTAATTGATCTTGTTCTGTTTTTTCAACATTACCATTTAAATAATCTACTAATGATTGAGCACGTTCAAGCTCAACTCGATGTTTTTGTCCATAATCAAATGAAATTGCTGTTACCGTGTTATATTCTTTTAGACAACGTAACAGAAGTGTACTGGAATCCATCCCTCCAGATAGGGAAATTAC